TCTATTTGGGTTCAATACCCACATCAAAAACATGAAAAATATAATAAATTTTTTATTGGTCCACCGCAGCACTTAAAGTCCAACTTGCCTGATTATCCTGTTAAAGAATATGATATTTATTTTGGTGGACAGATAACCCATCAACGCAGACAACAGTTAGCAGAAGTCATGCCAAGCCTACCTAATGCCCTCTATAAGCCCACAAAGGGCTTTGCACAGGGAGAACAGCCTGTAGACTACTACAGGACTCTATCAAAGGCTAAGGTTGCTCCAGCCCCTGCTGGTGCCCAAGTCATAGACACCTTCAGGTTCTTTGAGGCCATTGAAATGCTGGCTTTGCCTGTTGGGGATCTTATTGATTCTAAAGGTGAGATGACTGATTATTTTAACTATGTTTACCCTGCAGGAATTCCAATTGAAAAAGTTAATAACTGGAATAACTTAAAAGAAATACTTCCTAACCTTATTAATGATTATCCAAACAATATGCATCAGGTTGTATGTTGGTGGATTAAATATAAAAGAGATTTTTCTATTGAGATAATGAAGGATATTTATGAACAAAGATAACGTAACAATTATAGTAGTCGCTTCAGTTATTCCAAGCCATCCAGATACTACTATTATTGATGAGACTATTACCTCAGTCAGATCACACTTTCCAGACAACGAAATCATTCTACAACTTGATGGTCTTAGAAAAGAAAGATTGTCCCGTAAGAATGACTATGATGAATTTAAAAATAGAGTTCTTTGGAAGTGTTTACATGAATGGAAAAATGTTTTACCTGTAATATTTGATGACCATAATCATCAGACAGATATGATGAAAAAAACTATTGATATGGTTCAAACAGCGACAATACTTTATGTTGAAGGGGATGCTCCAATTACTCCAGACTGTGAGATTGATTGGCAAAAATGTTTAGATATGCTTGAATATGAGAAGGCTAATACTATTAGATTTCACTTTGAAGCATCTATTCCTTTTGAACACAATCATCTTATGCTTGGTCTTGAAGATGGCTTTATGAAAACCATTCAGTGGAGTCAAAGACCACATCTTAGTTTAACTAAATATTATAGAGAAGTAGTTCTTCCTGCTTGTGATGAGAAAACTTTTATTGAAGATAAGTTTCACGGGGTAGTCCAAGATGATGGATGGGATAAACATAAGTTATGGATATATCATCCAGAAGGAAGCATTAAAAGATCCTATCACCTAGATGGTCGTGCTGGAACAAAAAAGTTTACATCCGATGATGATGCTTGGGGATATACAGAGTGACATTTGGAATAATTGCAAGATGTGACAACACTGGATTAGGAAATCAGACAAGGGATTTAGTTAAAATGTTAAATCCAGACAGAATTCTTTTAATTAACTCTGCAAAATTTAATAACAATAACCAACATCCTGAGTGGTATCAAGGATATAACGTAACAATGACCAATGGTTTTCCAACTAAGCAAGAGGTTGCTATATTTATGGATGGATTAAATTCTGTTTTAACCTGTGAAACTTTCTACCATCCACACTTTATTAGTTTGGCCCAAAGGCGTAAGGTCAAAACCTTAATGCAATATAACTACGAGTTTCTGGATCACCTAAACAAACCAGACATGCCTCTACCAACCTATATGATTTCCCCTAGTTATTGGAATATAGATGAGGTTGTTAATAGGTTTGGTAATGATACGACTGTTGTTCATATACCGCCACCAACTGACTCAGAAGAATTTGCCAATGTTAGAAATAATAATCTTGCAAAAGATCATAAAAGAATTCTACATGTTGCTGGGAAGGTTGCTTCCAAAGATAGAAACGGTACTCAAACTGTAATTGATATGCTCAGACATTCAAGGGCTGACTATGAGTTAGTTGTTCGGAGTCAAAGCGAACTTGATATTAATTGCCAAGACCCTAGGCTTACTATTGAAATAGGCAATGTTGATAGCAGGTCTTCAATGTATGATGGTTTTGATGCTATGGTTCTTCCAAGAAGGTATGCTGGTCTTTGTTTACCAATGAATGAAGCCCTTATGAGTGGCCTTCCAGTTTTTATGACTGACATATCTCCTAATAATCAGGTTCTTCCAAAAGACTGGTTAATACCATCAAACAAAATTACCACACTTATGACAAGAATTAAACTAGATGTATATGATGCCGATGTTAGAGAACTTGGTAAAAGAATTGATAAGTATGTTAACAGTGACAAGAAAGAACAAAAAGAAAAGGCTGCAACTATTGGGTTTGAAAACTTTGATCCATCTATTCTAAGGGATCAATACCTTGAGATTCTGGAAGGATAAACTCTTCGGAAAACTTTTGTTTCAAGTCTCCAAGAGTTAAAAATGTTGCTTTCCTATCTTTTATAAATTTAATATCTGTTCTAAGTTCTTTAATCTTATAGTCTGTAAACTTTAATACATAATAAGATAACCACAGATCATCAATGATCCAGTACTCTTCGGGGCAGTCAAAGAAGTCTTCATTTAAAAAAAGTTTAGCATCACAAATAAGTCCACCAGTGCCAGCATAGTTTCCTAACTCATTACCAACAACCTTAATCTTTCTTTTGTATCTTGAGTTAACCCTATGTGCCCAAAAAGACTTTATGTATTCTTGTTCATATTGTTTATGACATTCTTGGATAAATGTATTTGGAACTATCTCATCGTCATCAATAAATATTATTTTTTCATATCCTTCTTCAGCAAGATCTCTTGCTAATAAAAACCTAGCAAACTGTTTAAAGTCATTTGAGTAATTGTGAACAGAGATATTTAAGTTGCCTTTAAACTTATCCAAATACTTTAAAAGTTTTTCGTTTTGATTTGAATTATCAACAATATAAAAATCAAAATCTTTATCTGTTTGATTATTTATGCAGGCCAATGTAGCACTCAGGTTTTCAAACCTTATGTAGGTACACATGATTAGCGCTGTTGTTGACATATTTTCCTATGGTAGCATAGAAAGAGCCAGCCTAAATAGACTGGCCCTAACTATTTCTACTACTTACTTCTTTGGCGCTGCCTTCTTGACTGCAGCCTTCTTCTTTACAGGTGCTTTAGCAGACTTTAGAGCCTTATCTACTTCCTTGGCATCTGGTAATACACCAAAAGCCTTGTCGTTAGGATTGATTGCTCTAATTGCTACTGGTGCGATTGCAGCAACAAGTGCTGTCCATAGATCTTTTGGATCTGTTACGCCAGCCATGTAGAGTGCTAGACCTGATGCAAGCACTGAGCGACCATATGATGCTAGTAGTGCTTCTAGTTGTTTCTTATTCATTTTATTCCTCCTAGGATATAACTCGTGTTAGTAATGTAAAGCCAATCCATAGACCAATAATTCCTGCGACTCCCGCAAAAACTGGTGGTGCTGGAACTGGCAATTTGAATGCTGCGAACACGACACCGCACCCAAAACCTGTTAGTGTAGACAATAAAATATCTTTCACTTTATTTCCTCTTCTTCTTTTGGCAATAGTTTTTTAAGTTCTTCGTATGCCTCTGTTATTTTTTTCATAGAGTTGTAGTTAGGTGACATAGAACCAATATCCCCATACTCTTTAAAGTAATTTATTTCTGGCTCAACATTACTAACAAACTTATTAAGGCCACCTTGAACTTCTTCAATGTAGTTAAATGCCCAATCTCTAGAATCAGATAAGAACTTTAGAAAGTTTTCTTTATGAACCTCTTGATCCGTACTATTAGACTTAGAGTCTTGCAATAGGTTTATGTATTGTTCTAATGCAAAGTTATCAACATACAATTTGCTAGCAGCCTTTTTACTTACTACTAATTTATTTAAAGTATATAGATATGATAATAGAAATACTACTGATGCCACTGCCAAAGAAACAGTTGTAAGTTTATAAATCATTTCAAAACCTCTCTAGTTACTAGCACAATGGCACCTTCCATCTCTAAAGCATTCTTTAATTGTACTACATACTGCAAGGCTGCGATCTTCTCATCATGCAATAGCCCAGCAAAATGTTTCTCATCTAATTTTATTGTAAGGAAGTGCTCGTTGTCAATAAGATTAACACCAAATCCTTTTGGAGCCTGAATAGCATGAAAGGCCCTACGCATAGAATCTGTATAC